AGTCTTTAACAATTGGAGTGAAGGAGTTGTAATCCCAGAAGGGGCAAAGTTTATCGGGTTCGGATTAGATTGGGGTTTTACGAATGACCCAAGCGCAGTCGTAGGGGTTTGGAAAAGGGATGACACGCTCTATGTCAAGGAACACCTTTATGAACGTGGTTTAACGAATCAAGATATAAGTTCAAGACTAAAAGACTTTGCCACAAATAGAGATGAGTTCTTTGCTGATTCTGCCGAACCTAAATCAATCGAGGAAGTCTATCGAATGGGGTGGAACATAAAACCAACTCAAAAAGGTAAGGATTCAATCTTAAACTCAATCGACATATTACGAAGGTTTAAGATAGTTTTAATTGGCTCAAATCTTACCAGAGAGTTCAAGACCTACAAGTGGAAGCAAGACAAGGCGGGTAAATTAATAAACGAGCCTATCGACTTTAACAATCACTTAATAGACTCACTACGCTATCTTGCACTAATGAAGCTAAACGAGAATCGAAAAGGCAAGTATGTTACTATGCGAGGTTAGATTTATATTTTAGATTATGCGAATTAAACAGGCTTACTTTAATTTAACCTTACGGAAGTTCATCGAGTTAAACCAAATTCCCAAAGAAGATTGGCTTGAAAGGCTAATGTTTGTTTACCCGAACGCATCGAGCGAAAAGGTAAGGGACTTAGGGGAACTTTATCAAGAATTGTTAGACGCTGAAAATTCAATACCAAGAGCAAAGCTATCAAAGTTCTATCGAGTGGGTTGGAATTGGTACTATCTAAACACCAGATTAAGTTCAATCAGGGCAGACCAATTTATTGACCTTGCACACTTTGCCGGTAAGGATGAACCCGCAGACGAGATACATAACATCTTAGCTATTTTCCTCATCCCTGTTAAATCGTTTTTTGGCGAATGGCTATACAATGGCTCAATCCATAAAGAAGTGGCTAATGACCTCTTAAAGATGAAGTTAAAAGATGCTACTCCTATAATGGTTTTTTTTTGCAATTATTTAGAGAAATTATCGGAGGCTATCCCAACCTATTTAATGGGCAAGTTGGCGAGGTTAAACCTTTCTACAAGAAATGGGGATGGATTGCCACAATAAATAATTTAGCGGGAGGAGATAAGACTAAATGGGATTACTTTTTTAAGATGGGAGTTGTTGAGTTTTTAAACCTTGTAACATTTCAAATAGACGAAGCAGATGGACTATAAATCATTACTTGGGAATTTAGGAACGGATGCGAGTAGCTTGCAAGAGATTAGCTTTGACACCACAATAGGTCAGAGTTTATACGAGTTGGCTACGAACATTAGTCAGGTAATGAAGTCTAACTTAATCGAGGCTAACTCAAGTAACGCAAGTAGCGCACTCCTTCAGTCTATTATCGCAGTTCCAACGACAAAACGGGGCAAGGATTATTTGGTGGTTATCAATGGTAACAACTACGCTGCCTTTGTGGATAGAGGGGTAAGTGGAACAAGACGAAAGTTGAACTCGCCATTCTCCTTCAAAAAAGAAACCGTTAGCCCAGACTTCCAAAAGTCATTGATGAAGTGGATTAGCAAGGTAGGAATCCCGATTCAATCGAGATATTCACAGACAAGGGACTTGACTAAGACCCAACGCAAAAAAGCCCAGATAGACGAGAAGAGTAAAATGGCTTATGCAATGGGATTGGGGATTAAACGCAAAGGCATCGAGCCGACTTTATTTATTCAGAACGCAATATCCGAGCAAGTAGTAAACGATTATACACAAGCACTAAGTAAGGCATTAGGTAAACAGATTACAACGGTAATGTCAAATAATATTAAACAATGGCAATAACACTTATAACAAGTCCAAACGATTGGCAGAACGCCTATAATGAAATCGTCTTCAATGTGAGTTCGAGCAACTCTACTCAACCTAACTTTCAGTTTTTGGTGGATGTGAACGTGAGCGGGCAGACTAATCCTGTGGCAAGGTTGACTTATCCCAAACAAGTAGGAGTGGGAACGATTAATTTGGATGTGGCTAACGTGGTAAAAGACTATGTTACCTATGACTTAGGTTCGTTTAATACAAACGGAATCATAAGAAACACTAATTCAGTAGCAAAATTCTGGCTTGGATTTGGGGAGATATACGATAACGTCAGCGGAGTGCCTGTGATTTACCCTAACTTGACCGCTTATGGAACGAGTGGAAGTCCTAAGAGTAGTTCAAATGCGGTGTTTGACTTCTTAGATTGGAGTAAATCAGCCTTTAATCCTGCTAAATTACTAAGCACATCAAACCAAGTAAGCCTAAATCAGACTACCTATACTCCTTCATTGCGGGCTAATCAGCAAATGTGGCATAGTTTCTTTGACCTTAACGGAACGATTGCAATAGTTGACATAGCAGTTTTCAACGCTCAAGGAATAAGTTTGTTTACTAATTCGTTTAGTTATCCTGCAATAGTTTCGGGAATGGTGTCAATTAATACAGGATTCGAATTCTTAGAATTTATGAACGCAAGTGGTTATATGACCAACCCGAATGCAGCATACTATGAAGTTAAGTTTAAAGATAACGGAGATGATACACTCTTCACTAAGAGGATAAACATAGACCAGACTTGCACTAAGTACGAAGTTTATAGATTACATTGGTTGAACAACTTAGGAGGGTTTGATTCCTTCAACTTTACTAAGGTTAGCAAGGAATCAGTCGAGATTGAACGGAAGCAGTTTAAGAAGTTTCAACAACTCAACTACGCTAAGACCGATAGACTAAAGACAAATTACTTTACCAAGTTTAGCGAGAACATCGAGTTGAACTCCGACCTACTTACTGATGCAGAATGGGAAGGTTTAAGAGAATTGATGCTTAGCCCTATCGTTATTTTAGAAGTAGACAAGGACACTTACTATCCTGTGAACATCTTGGAAACAAACTACAATATTAACAAAGTGGTAAACGAAACTCGACCTACTTCATTAGTGATTAACATTCAATACACCTTTGATAATTATCGTCAGTCATTATGATAGAACTTAAGATATATCAGTACAACGTAAGCGGTGCGGTAGTTAGCGCATTTGATGTTGACCTTTACGATAATGTTCCAATGCCTGTTAACAAGTCGATAGTTGACATAAAAGAACCAGAGCAAAGAAAGTCGGATTACTCACTTTCGATTCGCATTCCTGCAACGGCAAAAAATCGGAGTATCTTCTCGGACATTGATAATCTAAACCGAGCCACTATAAATACAAGTTCAACTAACTTCACTCCAGACTTCAATGCTAATTTAAAAGCGGAAGCAATCATTCTGAACAATGGGGTCGAGCAAATGCGAGGTTACTTGCAACTTACCGAAGTTCCAATTACTGACCGAGACATCGAGTACGAGATAATCATAATAGGTAAGTTGGCTAACTTGTTTCAAGATTTAGGAGAGTCTTTATTAACCGACTTAGACCTTAGTCAATTCGACCATCCGTGGACTACGTTTTGGATTTCTAATAGTTGGGCAACCGATATTAGAAAAAACGGCAACGCCTACACAAACTTTGACGTGAGCGGTAATCCAAAAGGCGAGGGTTATGTTTATCCACTTATTGATAACGGAAGCAGCACGGGCAATCAAGAAATAGAATACACCTTAGAGAAGTCGATGTATCCTTCAATATACGTTAAACAAATAGTCGATTCAATCTTTGCAAGTCAAGGTTACCGCTATCAATCAGACTTTTTTAATTCGATTGAGTTCAAGAGGTTAATCGTTCCTTTTACAAGTGGTAAGTTCATAATGACCGAGCAAGAAGTTGACGATAGAACTTGGGAAGTAACGAATAGCGCAGACGTAACCTATACGGATTCGGGAGGAACTAATCCTATCATATCAGATGTTAAAGTTTTTAATTTTAATACTATCACTAAAGACACCGTTCCATCGGGAGCAGATACAACTAATGATTGGGTTCAAATTGCAACCGGTAATAATGGGAAGTATCGAGTAGGTTTACAAGGCGATATAACTATTAGGAATGTCAGCGGTGGCGCATTTACTCAACAAGTAGGGTTATTAATAAATGTAATAAGGGTTCGGAGTGGGGTAAGAACTATTGTAGATGGGTCAACCACTATTTACTCTTTTAGTGCAACTCCAAATGGAACAGGCATAACTAAGTCTATAAACTTTGGCTCAAAAGAATTTGATACATTAAGTGGAGATAGAATTTATATGGAGTTTGCGTGGTATTGTTTTAACCAAGCAGCTAACAATTTAGAGGTTGACATTGAATCGGGTTTTGGATTCTTCTCTTCTCCTTCCTCAACTTACAACGAAGGGCAAACAATATCAATAAACGCAGCACTCCCACAAGAAGTTAAGCAAGCAGACTTCTTAAGCTATCTATTTAAGATGTTTAACCTTTACATAGTACCCGACAAGATAGATTCTAAGAAGTTAATAATTGAACCGAGAGACACCTTTTACACAAATGATGTAGTAGACCTCACTAACTACTTAGATACTTCACGAGAGTTGCTGATTAAACCTATGGGAGTGCTTGACTTCCGTAAGTTAGAGATGCTTTACAAGTCTGATAATGACGAGTACAATAAAAAGTATCAGGACTTATTTAGAGAGCCTTACTCGACTAAATTAGTTCAAGTTAATAATGACTTCTTAACGCAGACTAAAAAAGTAGAAGTAGGTTTTAGTGCTACACCATTAGCAAATGCAAGCACTCACGATAGAATCTACTCTAAGATTAGGATGGAAGACCCACCTAAACAAGATGCTGATTTGCCTTCGTTTAATATTCGCATCCTATACTATGGTGGTTTAGTCGCAACTTCAACAGGCTGGACATTAAAAGACAACGCAGGATTAAATAATTATGTAGACT